GCCCCGTACTACGCCAATAAGTACGGTACCTTCAGGGTTCGTGCTATTAGAACCGCTACCACGCTTCCTACCTCTGAAGGAGTGGGGGACGAGTATGAGGGTGGTATGATATTTTACAATGAAGGGGGTACTTGTTTGATAGCAGCACTTGAAGATTTAGGCTCTTTTGCGTGGGGTTGTTATGGAACAGATATATCAGGAGCAGATGGACAATCTATAGGAACAGGTTATCAGAACACTTTAGATATAGTATCAGGATGTAGTGATACAGATTCAGCAGCATATATGTGTAGTAACGCTACACTAGAAGGATACAGCGACTGGTACTTACCCTCAAAAGATGAACTAAAAGAAATGTATGAAAATATAGGCTTTGGTGGTACGTACTATACACCGAACCCGTTTAAAGTTATGGTAACTAATAGTGTGGATGATGTTCCAATTATTTTATCTAGAGATGAATATACGGAAACAAAACGGCTTTACGCTTTTGTAGCTACTTCGACATCAACGAAGATACGTTTACGTTGCGGAAACAACCCATCTCGCCTGACTGGGGCTGTGTTTTTTAGCGAGGTAAGCCTTAAGGCTGCTATACCCACGCGTAGACAGCCGGGGGGTTTTGAGAATTTTCAGTACATCCCTGAACCCACCCCCTACTTAAGCGCCGCAGGAATTGGTGTTGCAAGAGGTTTATCGGCGATTCACATATCTGCCAACCCTACACAGATGATTGATTACGGCTCATATAAAGGGTTTAATGATTTGCAAAATATAATAAGAGCAGGCGACCCTGATTTTTGGTCTAGAAAAATTAAGGTAGCAGGGACTGAGGGGGATAGCGGTAGGTATGTAGAGGTAATTACAGATGACACCATAATCTCTAGGTCTATATTGGCGGATACGATTAGCCATTACGACCCAATACTCGTAGGGAATCCCTCTTTCGTTGACGAGATTTCTTTATCCGAGCCATTATTTGGCTCTTTAGTAGAGGGTAGGTATGACGCATCAGTAATAACCCCTTTAGTTCCTGCAGTGCTTAGAGTTGAATGCCTTAATAGTTCGACAAGCGGAGCTTTTGGCGAGGATGATTATGTTACGCTTAAAACTAATTTTCAGTTCGATACAACCCAACCGATTGCAGGTGGTGAAGACGTATTACACAATGACTATGGGGCTTCTAACCCCTACATTGGGAATGTAGCTTGGGGATATATTGTTGATGCGGACACAGGGGCGGGAGTCCCATGGCTGGAAAAAGGAACTTGGTATCCTAAACAGCAACCCGTACCTTTAGCCACTACGGGTGGGTCTTTGGGTTCTTCCGCAAGCGGTATAATGAAGATTAAAGGTCACGCTCACGCAAATTCGATTACGTGGAGAACCAACTTCGACCTTGAGGTGGGACACCAGTATAGGATTTTCTTTGAGATTCCCTTTATCGAAGCAGACCTTGATATATCTATCCTAACTAACTCAGGACTTCTATTGATGCGTGATAGCGTGGAGAATCTTCAGCAGGCGGACACAGGGGTGAACCCCTCTAATGGGTTTGCGTTTGGTATAGACTTTTTGCCAGTCGGCTTTGTAGCGCCTAGCTCCTCAATGGAGTTTAATTCTTCAAGAGAGTTTTGTTTAGAGCTTACCTTCAAAGGGGATTCTTCTAAAGAGTTATGGATTAGCAAGGTGAGGTTTGAGAAGAACCATATAAAGCACGGCTTACACTCTCTAGCTAACACGTTAGGCGGGGCTTCGATACAGAAGAAAGACTTCATAATATCAACTTATCCTAGTGGGTTAACCTCAGGGCGTTCTTGGAAGAATATGACGTCAGTCAAGGAGAGTAATGGTGATTGTAAAATAATTCACTTCAACCCTGACAGCCCCCAAGAACAAGAGTACCCTGACGGTGATATTTTGAGTCAAAGGAGATACCTTAGTCGAGAGGATTTGTTCGATTCGTTAAATGCACCTGAGGCAAAAGGAACAACCTTTAGATTCTCTCCAACCGACTTAGCTCCAAAAGACGATGAAGGGTACTTTACAGGGGGAGCTTTTGACGTTGTCTGTACCCTTAAAAAACCTCCAGCTTCAAGCGCTGTAGATTACTACGCTGACAACACGGATACTAGGGGGTATGCTTTAAAGTCTCATTGTAAAATTAACTCTATAGATTTTTCAACTAACGAAAAGTCACATATAACTAAAGCGTCGTCAGGAGATGATAAGCTTAGTTTTGTTTATGACTCTGCGGCAACCCTTACCCCACCCCCTGAAGCTACGTCAACAGTTTCTTTATTTGACCAAGGGTTAGAGGGCGAGTTAGTAACGGTTTCTTGGGACTTTACATCTTTTACAGGCGCTCCCTTAATGATAGATTTTGGCTCAAACGGAACTAACGCTATAGAGGTTGACGGGATAACGGCGGGTAATCAAGATGTTGTTTGTAACGGAAATAACATTAGACTTAGAAGTAAATTCCTTACCGAAAATAAATCGTATGGTCCTGACTTGGTTGTAAATGGAGATTTCACCGCTAACGGCGGTGGTCTAGATGGTTGGAGTTATACTTTAGTTGCGAATGCGTATGTTGATTTTGTGCCTACAGGCGGAGGGTCGGGTTCCATGCTTATAGATGGGTTGGCTTACGAAACTTATAGGGGGGTTGTGTATCAAGATATACCTGACTTAGAAATAGGGGTTAGGTATAATATCCATTTTAACTTCGATTTAGACGTTGGTAGGTTGGTTATAGCCTTAGAAGACGCGACTAGCTCTTACGATATTCCGGATAGGCTGCTCCCGGGGGGTTTTTATGCTCCCTATAGTTACGAATTTATCGCCACTACTACTAATTTGAGGGTAAAGTTTTACGGTGCGGGGACTGTTCCTATTAAGGCTACGATTAATGTTGTTAATTTAAGGAAGGTTACTCTTAGCCCCCCTGATTCTACTACAGCCGTTTTAGATTTTATTAAAGTAAGCTCTATTGACGAATCATTTCTGTCTATATATACCCAGAGATGGGGAGACCCTAGCTCAGTAAATCTTAATATGTTATCTACCTCCCCGTATAAATCGGCAATTAGGATTAAGTCGGCGCCAAACACTTTTGGGGCTGAATTAATGGTAGCTTCAAACACCTTTGATAACGGAAGTCTTACGGGGTGGACTTTAGTTGAGGGTGTAGAAGCTCGATACAATTATGATTTTGCGGAGTTAGATGGCGCATTCGCAGCTCACAGTCATGGGGGGAGGTTAATGGCTTTAACGAATAGTATAAATGTACTCATCGGAGAAGAATATGAGGTTTCTTTTGAGTTAATCGACCCACCGGGAACAGGGGAAAGTGACCCTCTTATGCTCTATCTTACAGATGGGGTTGATGGAGATGTATTTTATGAATCTGGGTGGATGACTGAGGCAGGGGTATTTAAGGGTAGGTTTATAGCGAGCAGTTTATCTGTTGGGATTGGGTTTAAAACTCTTATAAATTCTAAGTGTTATTTTGACAATGTATCTTTAAGGCAATTACGCCCCTCAACCACCCCTATAGCCCTTGCTTATATCGGGGAATTTCCTGAGTGGTCTAAAGCAGTCCCTAGCCTTAAGGGAGCTTCAGAAATAAAGATTAGAGTTAATATTAATAGACTCCTGTATAAGAACAGGGTTGTTATAACGACTAATATTGGAACGTCGGGGAATCTTGTTTCTTACAACATACTCCCCGAAGATTTAACAGAGGTGGACGCTCCTGATGAGATTTCTACAGGAGATTGGTACGGGAATGTTTATTATAAAGGTACTTGGGAAGCGATTATTAGCGACCCCCAAATCACAGAAGGAGAGAGTCACAAAATAATAAAGTTTAGGGCGGAATCTGATATAATTATGTCCCCAAGCTTTCATCGCGAGCATCTAGATGTTGTAATCGACAGTATAGAGATTGAAAGCACGGGCGCATTAGATGAAGTTAAAATTACTTACATAGATTTGTATGATGATTTTGATTTACCTATAAACCTTTCCTCTAAAAACTTTAGTGATATAAGCAAGTCTAGTGGGGACTTCTCAAAAACTATAACAGTTCCTGCAACTAGCAACAATAAAGATGCGGTCTTATTTAACGGAGAGTTAAACTCCTTAATAAACGAATCTTATAGAGAAGGTATAGATTGTTTAATTAAAAATCAAGGAGTTGAGATTTTTCAAGGGCTTCTTTTCTTAAATGAAAGCTCTCTAGACGAACACGGGACTAAGGATTTAAGTTTCCATATAAAAGGAGGAAACTCCTCTTGGGCTGAGAAGCTTAAAAGAAAGAGGTTAAGAACTTTATCTAGCGATGATTACGAGATAAGTGTTAATAGTATTTTAGGGTTGTCGAACTATTATTTTGGAAACAACAATGAGGAGCAGTTTCCTGACTCAGGTGAGACTAACCTAAGTGTATCTTCCAACGCTATTGTTTTTCCTTTGGTTGATAATGGACAATGGACGGTTAACCTTGACGCAGAGGAGGTATCTGAGGTTTCGGTAGGATGGGATAATATAAAACCCGCTTATAGAATAGTAAAAGTTCTCGACCAATGCTTTAACTCTATTGGGTACAATTTAAAAAGTGATTTCTTCTTCAGCTCAAGTTGGGGTAACGATTTTAGTGGTGGGTTTTCAGGGTTTATTGATAATTTAGTTGGTATAGCTCCTTCGGCAAATATGAGTGATGACGAGGTAGAAGTTTCTGAACTAGAACTTAGCTACTCTCACCTCACAATAAGTAGTGGCTATAACGCTTACTACAATTTCAAAGAGAAGTCTACCTCGGCTATGTTAGGTGAGCAATATGTGAGACCAACACTCTCATCCCCTTTCCTTGATAATCAGGTTTACCACTGCGATTGGGCTTTCCTACATTTTAACGAGACAAATAAAGATGTTCTCGGGGCTCACTCATTATCTAGTTTGTCTGGAGATTTAAGCGAGAGGTTTGGGGCTTCTCCTAGTGGAACTCCGTACCCTAAAAAGGTAGGTTGGGGTTCGGATATAAAATCCCACATATCTATCTCTAAAAGTGGGTATTACAACTTAGAGTTTTCCGTTACCGCTGACTTTACTCACCAGTACCCCGTAATTCAAGGCTATGGCTTACCCCCCAACTACGGGAGTAATGATGCAGTTAATAATTTAAACAGCTACTATTTTGGGGGATGGGGTAATAGTAAGCATAAGTTTACGGTGGGGTTGGTGTCTAGCGAAACAGCTAACGATACTCTATATAAAGCCCACTCCTCTTTTGGGGCTGAATTTTTTGATTTATACGACGAGAATACTGAGCTATTAGCCTCTACGGCATATAATAATACTGGGTTAAAAATAAGTAGGATTCAATATTTGAAAGCGGGGACGGATTACAACGTAATGGCTTTGTCAGGGATAAGCCACAGCGGACAACAGAGCGGAGCGCTAGGCGAGTTCACTTTAGGAACAACCTTTACAATATCATCTGCTACGATGAAAATGTCTTTATGTAAAGATGTAGCTCCTATGAAGGGTAAAAACAATATTATATATACTAACGAAGGGAATCCTAAAGTTTCTTACGCAAACACTCTTCCTGATGTGTCTTGTTTGGAGTTCGTTTCTGATATATCTAAAATGTTTAACTTAATATTTACAACTAACGAAGCTTTAAAGGAGGTTACAGTAGAGCCTTACAAAGATTTTTATAACGACTTTAAAGGGGCGTACACTAGTGTTACTCCGGGGGTTAAAGTTCACGAAGCATTCTCCGCCTCGGGGGATGGAGATGATTGGACTACAGCCCACGGAACTCTTGATGTTGATTTAGGTAATCTTGTATTTACAACATCTATAACAACCTATACCCCCACCCTTACTCTTACAGACCCTGTAGCTTTAGTTGTCGGGGAGACGTATGAAATAACCTTTACTTATGGGTCTCTAGACGGGGATAGTATAAAAGTTCACTTAGGCATTGGAAATTACGGACCTGCCACGTACTCATCTCCTTGGTTAACCAGTGATGCTGGGGATTCCTACTATAGTGGTGGACAGGTTGTTCTTAGGCGTTCTCACGTCGCTAGATTTGTAGCTCGAACAACCTTAACTTACATCTCGTTTACCGTAGAGGATGGGGGGGTTTCAGCTAAAGAGGTTAGGATGGATAATATTTTAGTTAAAAAGGTAGAGGCGACTGCTAAAGATTGGACTGATAAATCTATTATAACAAACATAGAGGAAAATGCGGTTATAAAATCCGACTTAAAGTACTCTATGGCTAGCGATAGTAGTGATTATGAAGTTAATAAATTCAAGTCGGGAAGTAAAGGGTTAGGTTTAGGTGATAATTATATCGACACAGGAATAAAAATTGAGCCTGACGAGACTGAAATATCTTTAAAAATATATGCCGCTATGAAAATGGCTTGGTCTAAGTTCATATGTAGGGATGCTGAGGTCCTTGATGGCTCTAAGGTTTCCCCTATTTGGATTCCTAGGATTTGGGACACTCCCGACTCAAATATTGAGCCTGAAGCTAACGCTCAAGTCCCTTCACCAAACAATTCTCACGAACATAAGTTGGGGGTAATCTCTGACTTTATTAACGTAGGAGAGGGTAATGCTCAGGGGATGACTATAACTTATGAGTTAGAGAGGTTTTTGGATGAGGAGGGTAGAATGAAGGTTAAAAAAGAAAGAGTTAGAAATTACCTACCGGTAGGGTCTTACTCTCCTACTGATACAGACTTTCCTAACTTAACATTTTCATCAATATTAACGGGGGCGTCTGGGTTTAAAAGTTTATATAACGAATATCATAAACCTTTAATTGAGATGTTAAAAATGAGAGACAAGATGATTACAGCAGAGGTTATGTTGACTCCCGCTGATTTAGCAGGGATTGATTTTAGAGAGCAGATACATATAGATGGGAATATTTATATATTAAATAAAGTTAAAGATTTCAATTTCTCAGGAGAGCCTACAGAGGTTGAATTATTATTAGTAACCCCTAGAGGAATAAAAGAATAGAGTTATGGCAACAGATAAGTATTCAATAGCCTTTGATATAAAAGGCATAGAGAAGCTAGCAAAGTGGCAACAGAAGCTTAGAAAGGCTAAAATCGAGTCAGATAGGTTAGAAAAATCTTTAATTAAGTTGACTAAGGAAGGGAGGACTTCAGGGAAATCCTTTAGTAAGTTAAGTGAAGAGTCGGCTAAAGCCTCGGGGAGAGTTAAAGTTTTTACTGCTAATGTTAAGAATAGTAAAAACGCGCTAAAACAAACTACTAATAGCTTAAAGCACAACACTACCGCTACAACGAAAAATACCGCGGCTACTAAAAGAGCTTCAGCAGCAAAAAGAGCTTCAGCAAAAAGCTCTAAAGGTATGGGAATAGCTATGACGGCTATGGGATTAAGTGTTGTAGGCGCTGTAGCCTCCATTAGAAAGTTAACAAGATTCTTAATAAACAATGTTAAGGTTTTTGCTGAGTTTGAGAGGGGGGTTAAAAACGTTACAACCTTAATGAATAATGATGACACAGGGTTTTTTAGAGGGGACTTATTCAAAGGCTCACTTCAGTTGGCTAGGGATTATGGCTTTACTTTAGATGATGTAAATAAATCTATGTTTAACGCTGTCTCTGCGGGTGTATCAGGGGGTGAGGCTATTAAGTTCTTGAACGATGCTTCAAAGTTAGCGGTAGCGGGGGTTACAACTTTAAAGGCTGCGACGATGGGGTTGACTACAGTCTTAAATGCTTACGGCTTAAAAGCTTCAGAGGCGGAAAGAGTTTCAAACATTCTATTTACTACTCAAAAATTTGGGGTAACAACGGTAGAGGAATTATCTAAATCGTTAGGTGTTGTTGTTCCTTTTGCCGCCGCATCAGGGATTTCCTTAGAGGAGTTGGGTGCAGCTATCGCGGTGACCACTCGTTCAGGGTTAGATGCAGCAAAAACGGTTACAGCTTTACGTGCTGCTATATCTCAAATGCAAAAACCTGCAGCAGAATCAAGAGATTTATTTTTAGAGTACGGGATACCTATTGGTGCTGCGGAAATGAAAGCTGTAGGGTTCACGGAAACGCTTAAACGGCTAAATCAGGTTTACAAAGATAGTCCCGAAATTATAGAGAAGATGTTTGGTAATGTTCGTGGATTAACCGCTATATTCTCTTTAGCGGGAGATAACGCTGAATCATACAATGAGATATTAAAAGAAACTTCTGATGAGGGTTTAACTGCAGCTAACTCGTTAAAGGCGTTGGAAGAAAACTTTGACTCCACTCAAATGTCTATAGATAGAATGGCTGCATCTTGGAAAGAACTTAAAGTTCATTGGGGTGATAGTGATTTTTGGAAAAGAACTATAGATGATACAACCACATATCTACAAGTCTTTAGTAGTCAAAACCTTTCAGGTTGGCAAAAATTTCTAGCAGGGTTTAACGCTATGAAGCAGATTGTTAATCCATTCGACCAAGGGGATGGTTTTGAGGAAAGTTTATTGGACTTCTCAAAAACTGAAGATTTAAAGAAAGAAGCAAAAGAATTTGAGGACTTTTTGGAGGAACATAATACTCGGTTAAATGAATTAACAGGAAAGGACGCTATGAGTCTTACCGCTAAAGACTTATCGGATATAGACACTGTTATGGGTAAAGCTCATTTAGTCGAGTATAGTACAAACTTAAAAATTAGGGTAGACGCTTTTCAAAAGCATATTGATGACAGGAAAAGGATTATAGCCGATGATAAAGCCGCTCAAGACGCTTTAGACGCAGAGTCCTCAAAAACAAAGAGAATTTTTAATGAACTCGAACTCGCTTCAAGAAGAAAGTTAAGTAAAGATGTTGAAGAAATGAGTATAGAAGGATTAAAGAGGGGGGAGTACACTAGTGTAACAGAGTTGGAAATAGCGAAAGAAAAGTTCAATCACTTAAAGAGGCTGGAAACGCAGTATCTACTCTTTGGTGGAGCTACGGAAAAGCAAAAACTAGATATACAAAACAAGATGTCTAAGCTTAGGGTGGATATTCATAAAAAAGAATTACAGTTAAAGGGAGTTAATAGCAAGGGGTATAATGATGAGGTTATTGCATTAGATAGTGAGTTAGCTACAAAGCTGATGGAGATTTCCGCTAACAGCAGTTTAACAAAAAGTGAAATTAAATCTGAAGAACTTAAAGCGGAGGAGGATTATTATTTAAATCTTTTAGCTCTTAGTGAAAAATATTACGCTAGCGATGGACAATTATCTAAAAACGAATTAGGGTTAGCTAAAGTCCGCGCAAAGATAAGAATGGATGATTTAAGCCTTGAGGAAGATAACACTCAAGCGAAGTTGGAAATGGCTAAGAAAGCCTCAGCTCTTATGTCTAAAATTTTTACAGACTCTATTAACGCTAGGGCTGAGAGAGAAAAAGAATCGGCAGACACTAGGATTCAAGAGGTTGATAGAGAGTTAGAGGCGGGGCTGATAACTCAACGGGGGGCTGACGCCCAAAAGGAAGTTATTGAAAAGGACTCCTTTAATAGACAGAAAGAGTTTCAACTTAAAGCAGCTACTATCGGGTGGATTCAAGAATTAGTAAACATACGTATAGCTGCGGCAGCCAACCCTTTAAACCCTATTACATTTGGTGGTGCGGGTATCAGTCAAGCGCTTCTTTTGTCGGCTTTGGCTACGGCGGCATACGCTCACAGTAGAAGCCAAATAAAAGCGCAGAAATTCGCTAGAGGTGGTATGGTTCACGGAAATTCTCACGCACAAGGAGGAGAGAGGTTTAACGTAGGTGGTAAAGTAGCAGAATTAGAGGGTGGAGAAGCTGTTATAAATAAAAGAAGCACAGCTATGTTTGGAAGCACTTTAAGCGCTATGAACGTAGCGGGTGGAGGAAAATCCTTCATCTCCCCCAACCTTAGTGGTGGAGGTTTAATAGATTACGGTAGGCTTGGAGCTGTTATAGGTCAGAACACAAACGTAGTTCTTCCCGTTGAGTCTTTAAGTAAAGTCCAAAATAGAGTTAAAACCATAGAATCTTCTAGTAAATTTTAATGTATGAAAAGCGAGTTAATTAAGGAAATATCTAGTATATGCGGGGCGGATTCGGAGCGAGTCGTTAACACGCTGTATTTAGAAGGGCTGTTAAATAACAACTCAGTTAGAAACTATTTAATAAGGAAGGACTTTGATTCTGCGCTTATGAAAAATAATGCAGAGCTTATTAAACATATATTTATAGACCTATCAGATAAGTATAACATCTCAGTTAGGCAGACACAGAGAATTGTGTATGACTATATGAAGAACAAAGTGTCAGCGGGTGTCAACACTATTAAAAACTAAATTCTTATATTTGTATTTATATGGAAAATCTATTTGAAAACAAGTCTTGGTATGCTATGCCAACGATAGAGGCTAAGGGTAAGTCTACAGACATACATATCTATGATGAGATTGGTGTCCACGGAGTTACCGCTAAAAGCTTTTTAGAGGACTTGAAAGATTTAAAAGGAAAAGATATTACCGTACACATTAATAGTACAGGAGGTGACGTCTTTCAAGGTCAAGCAATCTATACAGCCCTTAAAAATTATTCAGGTAAGGTTACTGTAAAGATAGAAGGTTTGGCTGCGTCTATGGCTACCATAATCGCTTTAGCTGCTGATAAAGTCGAAATGACTTCTAACAGTTTATTTATGATACACTCTCCTATGAGTAATGTATTCGGAAACAAAGCTCAGATGCGTAAGCAGATTAATGCCTTAGAAAAAGTTGAAACTACAATGTTAAGTGTCTACAAAGCTAAGACAAACATCTCAGAAAACGAAATAGAGCAAATGATGGCTCGTGAGACTTGGCTGTCAGCACACGAAGCGTTAGAGTTAGGATTTGTAGATGAGGTCTTAGGCGCTGTTAAAGTTGTTGCAAGATATGACTTAAGCGGATACCAAAACAAGACCCCTGAGCAAATCTTGAATACTTTATATAGTAATAACCCTAAAGAAAAATCTACTATGTCAGAAGATTTAAAAACTTGGTTTGTAGGGCAGATTTCCGATTTAAAGAATATGATTACGGGAAATGCAGAAGAACCACAAGTAAAAACAGAAGAAACGGGGCAAGAGCCTACCGCAGAAACAGCTACAGAAGAAGTAAATGTAGATGATTTAAAGGCTCAACTAGAATCTTTAACGAATGAGAGAGATAACTTATCTCAAAAGTTAAGCGTTCAAAAAGAAAAATCAAACGAGTCAAAGGAAGAAATGAAAACTCAATTCGACCAAATGGCTCAGAGAATTGCGAAACTAGAAGCTACACCTTCAGTTACTTTAGCTGAAAATGAGCCTCAAGTTGTAGAAAAGAAACAAGAGTTAAATGGTTGGGATAAAATGTCTCAAGATATTTTTAAGTAAAAACAAGTAAATAAATAAAATTTAAAAAATTATGGCACACGCACAATTTGAATCAGGCGGCTCGGCATTTGTTGCCGCTGACGCAAAACAATACTTTGTTTCTCCTTTATTCTTAGGAGAAGACGTACTTGCGGG